GGGATTGGTAAAACAACCTTTGCTAGTCACTTTCCATCACCTGTGTTTATTGATACAGAGGGCAGCACAGACCATTTAGATGTGGCTCGCACAGATAAGCCTACATCGTGGCAAATGCTAATTTCCTTTGTAAAGGAATTTGCAACAATGCCGGGTTTCTACCGAACTTTAGTCATTGACACTATAGACTGGGCGGAACAGTTATGTGTTGAGTACATCTGTGCTAAACATAATAAATCGGGGATTGAAGACTTTGGGTATGGCAACGGATATGTATTTGTCCGTGAGGAAATGGGCCGTTTCTTAAACCTACTTGATGAAGTTATCAACGCAGGTATGAACGTAGTACTTACTGCTCATGCTCAAATTCGTAAGTTTGAACAGCCAGATGAACTCGGAGCCTATGATCGCTTTGAATTGAAACTTGGCAAAAAGACGGGAAGTCAAACATCTCCACTTATTAAAGAATGGGCGGACATGGTACTCTTTGCCAATTATAAAAATGAAATCATCACAACTCAAACCAACAAAAAGAAAGCAACTAATGGTAAGCGTTTAATGTACGCTACTCACAACCCCGCATGGGATGCTAAAAATCGTCATGGATTACCAGATATGATGCCATTTGAATATAGTCAAATCGCTCATGTTATTCCAGATGATGTACTACCAACTGCTGCAGCCCAAGAATTAGCACAAGCCGCTAATAATGAATATGCTCCAGAAGTAATGAATGCTACCAAGGAACAAGTTGGGGAAGTTACTACAACACAACCTGTAATAACACCACTTCAGGAAAATGTTGACACCAACAAAAACGAAACACCATTAGTTGAAACGGCTATTCCTAAACCATTAAAAGACTTAATGGTTAAAGATGGTATCACGTTAGAACAAGTTCAATCAGTAGTTATCGCTCGTGGTAAGTATCCAGTTGGTACACCATTTGAAAATTATGATCCAGAATTCATTAATGGATGGATTATCCCATTCTGGCCAAATATTGTTGAAGCAATTAAGAAAGGAAATTAATTATTATGACAGCACAAAGCAATTTTGAAACATTCGGTAAAGCAGAAGAAGTATATTCATTTGACCAACCTATTTTAGCGGAAGAACGTGAATATCCGTTACTTGAAGCTGGTTCTTATCCATTTGTAATTACTAATGTAGAAAAGAAATTCTATGAACCAAAAGAAGGTAGCAAGTTACCATCTTGTCCACAAGCTCAAATTACCCTCGAAGTAGATGGTGGTGATCAAGGGAAAACAAAATTAATTCACAATTTGTTTTACACAAAGTCAACCATTTGGAAAGTTACAGAATTATTTATGGCCGTAGGTCTTGCTAAGAAAGGTGAAAACTACAATCCTGACCCTGAACAATTATTGGGTAAGTCAGCCATGTGTGAATTGTCACAACAAGGCTATGTGAAAAATGATGGTAATAATGGTACTCGTAACGAAATAAAAAAATGTTTTGCAAGTCCTAATGCTCAAACCAATGGATACGGTGCATTCTAATGAAACTTAGACCGTATCAACAACAGGCTGTAGACTCGATATGGCATGAATGGGAAACGGTTAATAAAACATTGTTGGTTCTTCCGACTGGTACAGGGAAAACGATTTGTTTTGCCAAAGTTGCTGAGGAAGCGGTTCGCAGGGGTAAGCGTGTTCTTATCCTTGCGCATCGTGAAGAACTATTGCAGCAAGCCTCTGACAAAATTATGAGTGCGTCAGGGCTTACAACGGCAATGGAAAAAGCTGAACATACATGTCTTGGACAATGGGACCGCATCATAGTAGGTTCAGTTCAAACCTTATGCAAAGACAAACGATTGTCAATGTTCAGTAAAACGTACTTTGATGTCATTATCATTGATGAAGCACATCATGCTGTATCTAGTAGTTATCAAGCTATATTAAATTATTTTGACCAAGCCAAAGTATTGGGAGTTACGGCCACACCAGATCGCTCGGATATGAAAAATTTAGGACGTGTATTTGAAAGTTTAGCATTTGAATACACCTTGCCTAAAGCTATTCAAGAGGGGTTCTTGTCTAAGATTAAGGTGCAAACATTACCGCTCACATTAGATATCTCATCGGTTAAGATTTCAACTGGCGATTTTTCCGTAGGTGATATTGGTAGGGTATTAGAGCCCTACTTAGAGGAAATAGCCAACAAATTAATGGAATACAGAGATAGAAAAATCGTCGTATTCTTACCATTAATTGCTACCAGTCAACGATTCTGTGAAATTCTCAACGAGCGAGGATTTAAAGCAGCAGAAGTAAACGGTAAAAGCCAAGACCGTACAGAAATTACACAAGCATTTGCTGAAGGTAAATATAATGTACTTTGTAATTCAATGTTGCTCACGGAAGGATGGGATTGTCCAAGCGTTGATTGTGTTATTGTATTACGTCCTACTCGGTCTCGTGCCTTGTATTGTCAAATGATAGGACGTGGCACACGGCTTTCACCGGGTAAAGATCATCTATTAATTTTAGATTTTCTATGGCATGTAGAACGTCACGAATTATGTAGGCCTGCTCATTTAATCGCTAAGTCAGATGATGTGGCAAAACGCATGACGGAAATTCTTGAAGAAAAAGGAATGGACCTTGAAGAATGCGAAAGGGATGCAGAATCTGACGTATTAGCTCAACGTGAAGAGGCGCTTGCAAAAGAACTCGCTGCTATGCGTAAGAAAAAAGCACAACTTGTTGATCCATTGCAATTCGAGTTTTCTATCCAAGCTGAAGACCTTACCCATTATGTTCCAGCCTTTGGTTGGCAAATGAGTGCGATTACGGATAGCCAAAAGAAAACTCTTGAGCAATTTGGTATCAATGGTGACAGTATTGAAGATGCTGGCAAAGCATCTATGCTAATTGATAGATTGCAAAAACGTCGTGAAGAAGGATTGTCTACACCTAAACAAATTAGATTCCTTGAAAACAAAGGATTTAAAAATGTAGGAACATGGAGCAATAACCAAGCCTCTAAGATGATTAGTCGTATTAGTGCTAGTGGTTGGCGCATTCCTAAAGGTGTAGTGCCTGCTACATACAAGCCACCTGTAGAAGAATTCGTTCCTCAATGGTAAGGAGTAAACATGGAAAGCAAAATTGATTTACGAGAATTACTCGAATATATAGACCCTGCCCAATGCTCCTATGAGGAATGGTTAAACGTAGGACTTGCTCTCCATCAAGAGGGCTATCCTATGTTTATATGGGAAGAATGGTCTGCAGATGATGGAGAGCGATTCCATGAAGGCGAATGTGCTGCTAAATGGGAATCCTTTGGTCGATATACTGGAAAACTTGTTACCGGTGCCACGATCACTCAAATGGCAAAAGAAAACGGATGGACATCTAAACGTAAGCTTGAAAATAATGAAGCATTAAGTTTTGATTCCATGGTATTGGCCACAACTCCAGAACAATATCAAGTTGTTGATAAGAACTGGATTGAAGAATCTGATGTTCATATTCCTAAATCATATCCTTTAGAGCAACGTAAACAAGATATTGTTACATATCTGACTACGTTATTTGAGCCGGAGGAGTACGTTGGATATGTAGTTAATACATTTGCATTACCGGACGGAAAACAGTCTCCTACGATGGGAAATTATAGCCGTACGGTACAACAAATCCTAGATGGTATTAACGGCACAACGCAATTAGAAAATGTGTTTGGCACCTTTAACAAAGAAATGGGTGCATGGATTCGCTTTAATCCAATTGATGGTAAAGGGGTTAAAAATGATAACGTAACCGCATTTCGGTATATGTTATTAGAATCTGACAACATGTCGCTCGGAAAGCAAAAAGCTATTCTTGAACAATTAGAATTACCAATTGCAGCCATGGTATTTAGTGGTGGTAAATCGATTCATGCCATCGTTAAAGTAGATGCTTACTCCTATGAGGAATACAGAAAGCGTGTTGATTTTATATATTCCATTGCTCAAAAGAATGGCTTCAAGCCGGATAAAAAGAATCGTAATCCTAGTAGATTATCTAGAATGCCGGGCGTTATGCGAGATGGTAACCCCCAATTCCTTATGGCAACCAACATTGGCAAAGAAAACTATAAGGAATGGGAGGAATGGATCGCATCCGTTAATGATGATTTACCGGAACCAGAAGAACTTGACGCATTATGGGATAACATGCCAGACCTTGCACCTCCATTAATTGAAGGAATTCTTCGTGAAGGACATAAAATGCTCATTGCCGGACCATCTAAAGCAGGTAAATCATTTGCGCTAATTCAATTATGCATTGCCATTGCTGAAGGTAGACCGTGGTTTGGATTTGACTGCACGCAAGGCAAAGTTCTATACGTCAATTTGGAACTTGATAGGGCATCCTGCTTGCATCGGTTTAAAGATGTATATGAGGCCCTTGAACAGCAACCAACAAACATTGGGAATATATCCATATGGAATTTGCGTGGTAAGTCATTACCAATGGACCAATTGGCTCCTAAGTTAATTCGTAGGGCTCAAAAGCGTAATTACAAGGCTATCATTATTGACCCTATCTACAAGGTCATTACAGGTGACGAAAATAGTGCTGATCAAATGGCTAATTTCTGTAATCAGTTTGACAAGGTATGTACTGAACTTAAATGCGCAGTTATTTATTGTCATCACCATTCAAAGGGGAGCCAAACTGGTAAGCGGTCTATGGACCGTGCATCTGGTTCCGGTGTATTCGCTCGTGATCCAGATGCATTACTTGATTTACTAGAACTTGAACTCGAGAACATGAATGAGGATAAACTCCAAGATGCTCCTATTGATACTAGCCAATGTACTGCATGGCGAATGGAAGGAACACTCCGAGAATATCCTAAGTTTAAACCGGTGGATTTATGGTTTGAATACCCTATTCACAAAGTGGATACAAACGGGTTTCTTGCAATGGCTCAATTTGATAGTCCGCAACAAAAAGGCGCTAATGTTATAAACAAACGCAAAAAAGCTGCTAAAGAAAAGAAGAAAGAGCAAATTGTTGATGCATTCAATATTGCTGATGCAGAAAATGGTTTTACTGGACAAGTAGAAATAAAACGGGTTGCCGAACTTATGGAAGTAAGTGAAAAAACATTACGTCGTTATTTAAAAGAAAGCCCTGTTTATAATATCAATCTTGGTAAGCTTATAGACCCTAATTTAGAATGTAAACCAATTGATGAAAATTGAGGTTTATATAGGGACAAAATTAGGGACAGACGCTCTTATATATATAAGTGTATGTCCTTGTATGTATTTGTCCCAATGTAAGGTGGATTCAAGCTAAGGGGGTAAGGAAAAGGATTTCTAAAATCATCCTTTTCTTACCTCTTCCCCTTAGGTTGAACCCTACATTACAAAAGGGCTTTGAAAATTGTATTGGTTATTATCAATTAAATTCTCAATAAAGGAGGATTGGTTATTGATTATTGAATTTTTCATTCCTCTTAAAAAGGTTCCTACTGTTACACATCAAACTAAGCAGGTGAATACACAACATGGTAAGCCTATCTTTTATGAATCCGATAAGTTGAAGCAAGCTAAACAAATATTCTTAGATGGTTTAGTTGATCATGTTCCTAGTGAACCATTAGAGGGACCTATTCGATTGGTTACCAAGTGGTGTTTCGGTAAAGCGAATTGCAAAGCGCCACATTGGAAAACCACTCGGCCAGATACAGATAATCTTATTAAATTATTTAAGGACTGTATGACCAAGTTGAATTACTGGAATGATGATGCTCAAGTCTGTAGTGAAATTACAGAAAAGTATTGGAATCCAGTAACAGGGATTTGGGTACATATTGAAACGTTGAAAGGTTGATGCTATGAAGAAAAAATTAGTTTATGTTGCTCATCCGTATGGTGGCAAGGAAAGCAATCGTAAAAAGATTGATGTGATCATGGGAGATTTGGTTTTAAATGATACCAGTCATGACTACATTTCCCCAATTCATAACTTTGGGTATGTATATCTAACTGGTGACGATTATCAAAGGGGATTAGATATCTGTTTAAGCTTGCTTGGACAGTGTGACATTTTAGTATTGTGTCCAGAGTGGGAGTCTAGCCGAGGTTGTAATGGCGAATTTGAATTTGCTAAGAAACATAGTATTTCCACTTTTACATTAAGTGAATGGAAGGCGTTAAATCGGATTTAATAAAGGAATGCTAGTGAAGATATTGGATGCGTGTTGTGGTAGTAAAATGTTTTGGTTCAATCGGGAATGCAAAGATACTGTATACATGGATAACAGAACAGAAAATACAACTCTTTGTGACGGTAGAAAGTTAATTGTAAAACCTGATATTGTTGCAGATTTCCGCAAGATGCCTTTTGAAGATGAGAGCTTTTACTTAGTAGTGTTTGATCCACCACATTTATTAAAAGTAGGTGATAAATCATTCTTGGCATTGAAATATGGTCGATTAGAACAAACATGGCAAGAGGATATTAAACAAGG